TTTTTAGCAGTATATATGGCAGTTAATTATGGTATTGGATGGTTGTGGTTACTGGTATTGGTCTTTTTAGGGTAGCTTCGGCTATCTCTTTTCTTTTACCAAAACCGACGAATCGAGGTGAGACAGCATGGCCAGAGCGCCGGATCCGAGAATAGAGCAGGCCAGGGCCATGTATCTTGAAGGTCAGAAATTAGTTGAGATTGCAAGTCAACTAAACCTGCCGGAAGGAACGGTCCGCCGATGGAAATCTACACATAAGTGGGAAAGCGAACGTTCGGAAAGAAAAAGCGAACGTTCGCATAAACGAAAACGGGGTGCGCAGCCGGGAAATCATAACAGCGCAGGCGGCCCGCCAAAGAATAAAAAAGCTGAAAAATATGGTTTCTTCTCGAAGTATCTTCCTGAGGAGACCGTTTCTATTATACAGGAAATGCCGACAGATCCCCTTGATATTCTCTGGGATCAGGTACAGATTGCTTACGCTGCCATTATCCGGGCCCAGAAGATCATGTATGTGCGGGACCGGGATGATAAGACCATCGAGCGGGTAGGCATCAAAAAGGGGAAAATATCCGGCGAGGAATGGGAGGTACAGCAGGCGTGGGATAAACATGGAAATTTTCTTCAGGCGCAGGCCAGAGCGCAGAAGACTCTGGAAAGCCTGGTTAAGCAGTACGATGAACTGCTGCATAAGCGCTGGGATCTTGCCAGCGAGGAGCAGAAGGCCCGCATTGCCCAGCTTCATGCCCAGACAGACAAGCTCACAGGCAATAATCAGGAGATTGAGGACATGGACGAGATAGAAGGTGATATTTACGGCAGTGAGTAACTATACCCGTAAAAAGAGCATCCCTTTTAACTTCGGGGAGAAACATAAGGAGTATATCCGTAAATGCCGTTCCTGTTCCTACAACGTGGCTGAAGGGGCTGTCCGGGCAGGGAAGACAGTAGATAATATTTTTGCTTTTGCCTACGAGCTGAAAACAACGCCGGACCGGATCCACCTGGCAACTGGCTCTACAGTGGGAAATGCGAAACTGAATATCGGTGATGCAAATGGTTTCGGTCTTGAATGGATCTTTCGCGGCCAGTGTCATTGGGGAAAATATAAGGACAATGAAGCCCTGTTTATTAAAGGCCCGGCTACCAAAAACAAGCAGAAAATTATCATTTTTGCCGGAGGCGCCAAGGAAGACAGCTACAAGAAGATTCGTGGTAATTCCTACGGGATGTGGATCGCAACAGAGATCAACCTGCACCATGATAACACCATCAAAGAGGCATTTAACCGCCAGCTGGCTTCTAAGCGTCTGAAAATCTTCTGGGACCTGAATCCGGATAACCCCAGGGCTCCGATCTACTCTGAATACATAGACAAATACCAGAAGCAGGCAGACGCAGGAGACTTTCCCGGTGGGTATAATTATATGCACTGTACCATTTATGATAACATAAACATTACCCAGGAGCGTCTGAGGGAGGTTGAAAGCCGATACGATAAGAACAGTATCTGGTATCTGCGGGACATTAAAGGAATGCGGGTAGTGGCGAATGGCCTGATTTACCGCCGGTTTGCTGATGATGTTAGCACGAAGCAGTATTCCTTCCGGCTTAAGGGTAAACCGAAGGACATCATGGAGATCAATCTGGGGATTGATTTTGGTGGAAGCAACTCCGGCCACTCCTTCACAGCGACGGCCATTACCAGAGGGTATCAGAATGTAATCCCTCTGGCTTCTGAGTGGATCGGCTGCAAGGATGAGAGAGGAAACCAGATTGAGATCGATCCGGATATGCTGGGGAAACGGTTCTGCGATTTCTGCCAGAAAATCATCAGCCGGTATGGGTATGTGACGATTGTATATGCAGACAGCGCAGAACAGACGCTGATCGCCGGGATCCGCAGCAGCCTGCGTAAGCATGGCCTTGGATGGGTCCGGGTGGAAAATGCGCTGAAGACAGAAGTAAATGACAGGATCAACGCTACCGCCATTCTGATGGCACAGGGGCGTTTTTATTATGTCCAGGATGAGTGCCAGAGCCTGGTAAACGCTTTGAGTACAGCGGTATGGGACCCTAAGGAGCTGACAAAGAATGTACGGCTGGATGATGGCACCAGTGATATTGACAGCCTGGACAGCTTTGAATATACCTTTGAGCGGCTGATCAGCCGTCTGATCAAATATGGATAGGAGGTGGCAGCAATGCGGTTTACAAAGATGCTGAGCCTGATTACAGACGTTTTAAATAAAGATGCAGATACGCAGGTGGATGTGTGCCTGACCTCCCAGATGGCCTCGGCGATTGAGTTATGGACAGCCATGTATGAGAACCATGCTCCATGGGTTGACCGGCAAAAGACAAAAAGTGCACAGATACCGGCAGCAATCGCTTCAGAAATTGCCCGCCTGGTCACCTTGGAGATGAAATCAGAGATCACTGGAGGGACCGGGGCCCTGTTTTTGAACCGGGAATATCAGAAGAAAGTCCTGGCTGATCTGCGCCGGTATGTAGAGTATGGCTGTGCAAAAGGCGGGCTGATCCTGAAACCGTATGTGACAAAGACAGGGCTGTCCATACAGTATGTGCAGGCAGACAGCTTTTTTCCTCTGTCCTTTGATGATTCGGGCCGGATCCAGCAATGTGTGTTCACAGAGCAGTTCCGAAAAGGGAAAAAGATATATACCCGGCTGGAAGTACACACGCTACAGAATGATATGATCCATATCACGAACAGGGCTTTCGTGGCAACCAATGATTACAGCCTGGGGACAGAAATAGAGGTCAGCAGTGTTGACCGATGGTCTGAGCTGGTGCCGGAGCTTTCGCTTGCAGGATCAGATCGGCTCCTGTTTGGATATTTCAGGGTTCCTATGGCAAATACAGAGGACACAGACAGCCCATTGGGGGTATCGGTATATTCCAGGGCAGACGAGCTGATAGCAGAAGCAGATCAGCGGTATTCAAACATCTGCTGGGAGTATGAGGGCACACAGCTTGCAGTACATATCGCGGAGAGCCTGTTAAAATACAATCCAGACCAGAATAAGTTTGAATATCCAGGAGGCAAAGAAAGGCTATACCGCAGGGTAAGTTATGCGACCGGTGCAACGGATAAGCCGCTTATCGATGTATTCTCTCCGGCAATCCGGGACACAGCCCTGTTTAATGGATTTAACGCCCAGCTGAGACTGATTGAGTTTGCCTGCAATCTGGCCTACGGCACCCTGTCAGATCCCCAGAACGTGGATAAGACAGCAACGGAGATCAAAGTCAGCAAACAGAGGTCATACACGTTTGTTTCGGATACGCAGATGGCCTTACAGAGGGCGTTGGAAGATCTGGTATACGCCATGAACTTCTGGGCTGCGCTGTACGGTCTGATTCCCCCGGGAAATGATTATCAGGTATCCTTTGTATGGGATGACAGCATCATTGTGGATGCAGAAGCAGAACGCCAGACAGACCGGCAGGATGTAGCTATGGGTGTAATGTCTCTGGCTGAGTACCGCAGTAAGTGGTACGGCGAGACGTTAGAGGAGGCTGCTAAAAACCTGCCGGAGCCTGCATTGGTAGAGGAGTGATACCATGACACCCGAAGAACTGGAGAGGCTACCAAAGCCATTAGAGCGCACTATGACAGCGTTGGAGCTGGCTGTTATGTCTGAAATCATACAGCGCATAAAAGAGGTGTCCCAGATTACTCCGGTGATTGACTGGCTGCTGATCCGGATGGACGCCATTGGCAAGAGCCGGAAAGAAATCAAGCACCTGCTTCGGGAGGGGATAGAGTCTGCAGGGCTTGATATTGATCAGATCTACAATCAGGCTGCACAGTCTGATTATATCCGCAACAAGGCTATCTATGAGGCCGCAGGCCGGGACTACTTACCCTATGAAGAAAACCAATGGCTCCAGCAGGTTGTGGAAGCGGTCAGGAAACAGACCAAGGACAGCCTGAGGCCGATGGAAAACATCACCCAGACAACCGGGTTCAATGTGCAGATGGGCGGAAGGCAGGTATTCACGCCGCTGTCAGAGTATCTGGAGCGCAGCCTGGACAAAGCCATGTTGGGAATCACCACCGGTACAAGGACATACAGTCAGGCCATAGGGGAAGTCATTGACGAGATGACAGCCAGCGGCATCCGGACTGTGGATTATGCGTCTGGAAAATCAGATCGGATTGAGGTAGCTGCAAGGCGCGCGGTGATGACGGGCGTAGCCCAAATGGTTGATAAAGTGAATGAGAAGAATGCCAAGGAGTTGGGGACAGATTACTGGGAAGTGGACTGGCACATGGGAGCTAGAAACACAGGAACCGGGTACCTGAACCATCAGAGCTGGCAGGGGAAGGTTTATTCCTCTGAGGAGATGCGGACAGTCTGCGGGCTGGGGGAGATGCTGGGATTTGCCGGCATTAACTGCTACCATATCCGTTTTCCCTTCCTTCCCGGTATCAGCAAACGGAGGTATACAGATGAGTGGCTGGAAGAACAGAACCGGAAAGAAAATGAAAAAAAGCTGTTTAACGGGCACGAATATGATACATATGGAGCCTTACAGTATCAACGGCGCTTGGAGCGCACAATCCGGAAACAGAAGCAGGATGTTAAGCTTTTAGAGGAGGCTAAGGCTGACCCGGATGATATTACAGCGGCTAAGAGCAGGCTGAGGCTGACTAACAAGACCTATGTGGAGTTTTCAAAGGCAATGGGGATTAGGCAGCAGCGGGAACGGCTGAGGATCGCAAAAAATATATCCGGGAGAGAAAAGACTTTTATTCGTACAGAAACAGAAAGTGCGAATATTGAGAATCTTCGTAAGGGCAGCAATATTGTTGACTTAAAGAAGATTGAAACGGATCTGTTCAGAAGTAAATTTACACAACTTACTGGAAATTCAACAGTAAATGATTCTTTAAGGAAATATGCAAGATCCATGCTTGTCCATAGAAACGGAAGTGACGGAGAAGATCTGTATATTATCAGTGCGAAGAGCGGAAAAAGGCTTTTTTCTAAAACAAGCGGATCTAATGACCTGGGAGTGGAATTATCCAAAGAAGAGATCGAGAAGATTCGGAGTTATGCTAAAACAGAGGGGATTATAGGGATGCACAATCACCCAACAAATTTATATCCTACAGGAGGAGATTTTGTATCTGCTGGAGCAAGAGGATATGTATTTGGAGTAGTAGTCACCCATGATGGAAGAGTGTTCCAGTATAAAGCCGGAGATAAACCATTTCGCAGTGAATATTTTAATAAGACCGTTGACAAATATGTTTCCAAGCCATACACTTATGGCATAGAAGATGCACAGCTGATTGCATTAAAAGAATTTGAAAAGGAGTTTGGAATTGAATGGAAGGAGTTAAAATAAGGGGTAAGGATGCCATAGTCCATGAAGAAATGACAGAAGAGGAAAGAAATGCAGAATTAGAACGATTGAAAAAGGAAAGTGAAGATTTAACCGAATGGGAAGAAGAGTAGATACCACCAGTCAGTAATGGCCGGTGGTATTTTTATACGCAAAATTAAGGAGGAATCCACAATGGGAAGTCAGGAATTTTTAAACATTTGCAAGGCTAAGGTATCAGAGTATTACAACCGGAAGAAGGATAAGACAGACACAGCTCCGGTTATGACGGTGAATGATGTGTTTGTAGTCTGGTACAGCAAGAGCCTCCAGAATCACAAGGCCCTGCTCAGTACGCCAGTGTCTGATGGTATGTATTATGAGCTGACGTATAACGGTGATAAGAAGGAGCTATATTTTGACGCCTATAAGAAGTGGGAGAATATCTGTTATCCCATGTAATGGGCGTTGCGACGTCGCAACAGGAAGGGGAGGTGGTATTTTGGCAACATCCGTACAGATTACAATGATTATTTGCTGTACGATCATTGTGTTATGCTGGATAAGCAAAAAATAAAGGAGATATGGCAGATGATAGAGCGATTATTTCAGTGGTTTCGGCAGCGTAGATGCCACCATCAGTATTGTAAACACTGGTGCCGCCGCCATGGCCCTTATGGCGGCTATGTGAGGCGGTGCGTCAAGTGTGGGAAAATTGAGTCATAGCAAGTCATAGAATTAGTCATAGACACGCAGGCAGAGGCTTGGGTGTTATTTTTATGTTTTTTTCGGTCAGATGATGAGACCTAAAACAGTCATTCGTTTGGTGGATGGTTACACACCTATAAACAACCTAATGGCGAATCAATACAAAGAAAGGATGCAGGAAATGAAAACAGAAGATTTACAGGCAAAGGGTCTGACACAGGAGCAGATCGATTATGTAATGGCCGAGTATGGTAAGGAGCTTAACGGGATTAAGCAGGACCGGGACAACTACAAGACCCAGCTTGCGGCGGCCCAGACTACGCTCAAGAGCTTTGAGGGAGTAAATGTCCAGGAGCTTCAGGGCAAGGTCACACAGCTTACTGCTGATCTGGCAAACAAGGAAATGGAGCTTCAGAAGCAGATTGCTGACAGGGATTTCAATGACCTGTTAAAGGCAACGGCAGCGGGCTTTAAGCCGCGTGACCTGAAGGCGGTTATGCCATTCCTGGACGTTGAAAAGCTGAAGGCCAGCAAGAACCAGGAGGCAGACATCAAGGCCGCCCTGGATGCGGTAAAGAAGGACAATGCGTATCTGTTTCAGGACGTCAGTATTCCCAGGGTGGTGTCTTCCACACCTGGTCCGGGCGGTGCAGCGACGGAGGACACAAAAGCCAGAGCTAATGCAGCATTAAGAAACATTTTAGGAAGAGAATAAGGAGGTAAACAATATGCCAGTACATATTACAAGCAGGGCCGATGCAGAGGCCATTATCCGTGAGCAGGTGGTATCCACTATTTTTCAGGACGCGCCCAAACAGTCAGTATTTATGTCTTTGGCGCGCAAGCTGCCGAATATGACAAGCAACCAGACCCGTATCCGCGTACTGGATTTCCTGCCAACTGCTTACTGGGTAAACGGTGATACCGGTATGAAGCAGACCAGCAAGCAGGCATGGGATAATGTGTATATCAATGCGGCAGAGCTGGCAGTCATCATTCCGATTCCGGAGGCGGTACTGGATGATGCAGAGTTTGACATTTTCGGAGAGATCACTCCGAGGGTGAATGAGGCGATCGGCCAGAAGGTGGACAGTGCCATTATCTTTGGTGTGAACCGTCCGGCAGAGTGGCAGAACGATATTGTTACTCTGGCACGTCAGGCAGGTAATAACGTAGCGCCTAGCGGCAGCCCTGATTATTATAATCTGATTCTTGGAGAAGGCGGTGTTATTTCCAAGGTAGAGGAAGACGGTTATATGTCCACGGGTGCGCTGGCTTCCATGGGAATGAGGGCAAAACTGAGAGGGATTAAGGCTACGGATGGAACCCCGATCTTTAAGTCAGATATGCAGGGATCCACAAACTATGCACTGGATGGTGCGCCTATGTATTTCCCGCAGAACGGTGCATTTGACAATACGATTGCTCAGCTGATTATTGGTGATTTCAAACAGGCTGTATACGCGATCCGTCAGGATATCACTGTAAAGATCCTGGATCAGGGTGTTATTCAGGATCCTGCTACAAAAGAAATCGCTTACAACCTGGCTCAGCAGGACATGGTGGCGCTGCGTGTCGTATTTCGTATGGGATGGGCGCTCCCGAACCCTGCAACCAGGATGGATGAGGATCGTGTGGGCTGTCCGTTTGCTTATCTGGAGCCAGCGACGGCAATGACCACCCAGAAGGTTACATTTACAGTCAAGGACAACAACAGTGAGCCGAAAGCGGTTGAAGGTGCCATTGTAGACGTCAATGGTTCCAGACTGAAAACCAATGCTTCCGGCGTGGCAGAGTTCCATCTGCGTCCGGGTACCTATCCGGCAAAGATCAGGAAGAGCGGGTATGGCACTGTGACAGAAACAGTGACTGTGGACAAGTCCGCAGTACCTAAAGCAGTTACCCTGATCCCGAATGCGTAGAAAGGAGCTGGGCGCTGATGAGTTATGCAGATGAAGGATTCTATACAGACCGATATTTGTTAGGCCGTAAGCCGGTCATCAGCGCCGGCTTTGACTTCTATTCCCGTCAGGCCAGCCAGGTGATTGACAGTTATACGTTCGGACGTTTAAAGCAGACGGCGAAGATTCCGGAGGCGGTGCGCCTGTGTTGCTGTGAGCTGGCAGAGGCTGAGTTTTCCAGAGAAAAGCAGAAGATGGATTCTGGCGGAAAAACATCTGAGAAGATCGGAACCTATTCCGTCAGCTTCGCCTCTTCGGGAGAGAGTGATTCTGCATATGCCAGGGAGCAGGGAACCATCGTGATGAAATGGCTTGAAAATACTGGCCTGTGTTATCCGGGGGTGTGAGATGTATACCAACACAGATGTGACATTGTATCTGTACAGCAAAGAGGGCAGGAATGTACAGTATACTCGCGTTCCCGTTTGGGGAGTGTACTGGGAGGATGTGCAGCAGTCCACATTTCTGAAGACAGGGCAGAAGGATGCGGCTTCTGTCTTGTTGGTAATTCCGTATGAGAGTCTGAATCGTCCGTTGCATATCACCAGAGGAAAGGATCTGGCTGTCAAAGGGATTATCACAGATGAAATCGACAGCAGCACGCAGGAGGCCTTGTCGAAGTCATTGGCAGACCTAAAAACAGCTCATGATTATGTGACCATTACCACAGTAGATGAAAGGCTGTATGGCAGTGAATCCGTGTGGCATTATGAGCTGTCCTGCAAGTAAGGAGGCAGTATGGAGGTTGAATTTGAAATGAAGTCCACCGAGGCTCTTCTGAGAACCCGTGGCTTGCAGAAAAATGGGCCGGTACAAAAGCTGGTAGACAGTGAGTGCATGAGGTACATGTCCCCATATATGCCCCGAAGACAGGCGGGGGAGTTGGAGCACATGATGGTTATGGCGACTGTGGTCGGATCCGGGCAGATCGACATTCCTGGGCCTTATGCTCATTACCTCTATGAGGGGGTTCTGTATGTGTCACCTACCACAGGAAGCGCGTGGGCGAAAAAGAATGAGATTAAAGTTCCGACCGGGAAGGCGCTGACCTATGCAGGGGCTCCCATGCGGGGAAAAAAGTGGTTTGAGAGGATGAAGGCAGACCACAAGGATGATATCCTCCAAGCGGCGCAGGCTCTGGCAGATAGGAGGGGAAGTTCATGACCATCATAGACTATATGCGTCAGACATTGACGGAGTATCCGAAGATATCTGAGTTTCTGGCTGGAGATGAGATCCACATTGATTTTACGGAGCCTGATCCGGTCAATTATGGCCTGACCAGCAACGGGGACAGACTCGTAAAAGAGGATGTGCTGGGAAACCAGATCCGGCAGCATAATTTTGTTATGTATGCAGTTGGTCAGTCCTTTACGGACTATAACCGGTTGGCAAACAGTAACTTCCTTCTGGAGCTGTCACTCTGGCTGGAGCGTCTGCCTTCCGGGGATGAGCTTACATTTCAGGCCGGAGAACAGGAACTAAAGGGAACTTTTTTAAAGGCAACCGCAGCCAATGCAATGAGCATGGGACTGATGGGGGACACCATTGACAGCGGCGTAATGTATCAGCTACAGATCTACGCCCAGTATAAAATAGAAAGCGAGGAATTTTAAATGCCAGGAACAGTAACAGGGAAAATCAAACGTAAATTCATGGCGCACTATATTGATTCGGCAGCTCCGGGAGCGGGATCAGAGACGGCAAAATATGTCCGCTTAGGCAAGGATCTGGAAGAGTTCAATGTGGAAATGAACGCCAATGTGGAAACTAAAAACAATATTTTAGGTGAAACCTCTGTAAATCTGGACAGCTATCAGCCTCAGGCATCCGCTGAACCGTATTATGCAGAGATTGGCGATCCTCTGTTTGAACGGTTGCAGGCAATCATTGATGAGCGCCAGACTTTGGATGACCTGAAGACTTCCGTGGTGGAAGTGCATCTTTGGGACGAGGATGAGTCAAAGACTGGCTCCTATGTGGCATATAAAGAAGATGCCATTATTGAGGTTTCCAGCTATGGCGGTGATACAACCGGATACCAGATCCCGTTTAATGTACATCACACGGGCAACCGGATCAAGGGGCTGTTCGCATTGACTACAAAGACATTTACAGAAGATGGGAAAGAATGAAGAGGAATCCGAATGAGAAGTCTTAATTTTAATGATGGTTATGAGAGTTTTATGGTTAACGATGATCCGAACCGGGTGATCCGGTTTAACCCGGCTGATCCGGAGATTATCAACCGTGTTCTGAGCGTCCAGAGTGAATTTGGCGCTTACCAGATCCCGGAAGGGATTGAGCTGAATCCGGACGGAAGCCCTAAAACGGATTTGGAAAAGAACGGGGCATATGTGGCTGAATTTACGGCTGCCATGCGTAAGGCCTTTAATGGCATTTTCAATGCAGATGTGTATGACACGATTTTTGCAGGCCAGTCCCCGTTATGCATTATCGGTCAGAATTATCTTTTTGAAGAGGTTTTAAATGGATTGCTGGAACTGATGCAGCCGGCTGTAAAAGCCTATAACGAAAAGAACCGAGAGAAGATGAACCAGTATTTAAAGGACGTGGAAGCCGATGAAGTTCCTGCCGGACAGCCTTGAAGTGGGCGGAGTTACATATCCGATTGAAACAGATTACCGCAATATCCTGATCTTTCTGTCTGCCTGTACAGATCCGGGACTGACAGCCGCCCAAAAGCTTGAAATACTTCTAAGAAGGCTGTACAGGAAGGGATACAGCCAGATCCCTCAGGAACATATAGGGGAAGCTGTCTTGCAGGCGAAATGGTTTGTGGACTGCGGCAGGGAAGATGATGATAAAAGACCGGCTAAAAAGATGATGGACTGGGAGCAGGATGAGGCGATCCTGTTCCCTGCGGTCAATAAAGTAGCCGGCATAGAAACACGAGCTGTCCCCTATCTTCACTGGTGGACGTTTGCTGGGTATTTCATGGAGATTGAGGAGGGAACGTTTTCCACGGTTCTGGGAATCCGTCAGAAAAAGGCCAAGGGGAAGCGGCTGGAAAAATGGGAGGAGGAATTTTACAGAAATAACAAAAAGCTGTGTGATCTGAAGACCCGATATACAGAAGAAGAACAGAAAGAGATTGATTATTGGAATAAGCTATTGGGTTAGGCACCGGAAGGTGTCTTATTTTATGCCCGGAAATGAGGTGAGAGCATGGCAGCAGATGGAAGCCTGCGGTTTGATACAGGAATCAATACGGAGGGATTCAAGGATGGTATTTCAGTATTAAGTAAAGCGATGGACAGGCTGACAAAAGCAGTAGATCAATTATCTTCTAATATTATAACCCGTTTTGGAGCCACAGAGCAGGCCATGCAGAAAGTGGCCGAAGGAGCAGAGAAAGCATCAGAAGAAATTGAGTCTATTGGCAGTTCCGCAGATCGGTCGACAGAAAGAGTAAAAAGCTTGCAAGAGCAGATGGATGCAATCAGCGTGCATACAATGCAGGACTCTGCTGCTGATGTGGCAACCGCAGCCCCAGTATCTGTTCCAGTAGCGGCATCCGATATGGGATATAATCCAGAAGCAATGTCAGCAGTGTTTGGAAAAGCAGCAGAAGATATACGCAGTTGGTCGGATGCAATTAACATGTACGGTCAGCAGGCGGGATTTGCATTGAACGATCTGGAGCGGGATGCAGCAGAGGCAGGGCAGGCAATATCAAGTGGAGCCGATCAGGCAGAGAATACGGTGCAGAGGTATGTGGGTTTTAAGGATTCTGTAATCGGGGCCTTTAAAAATATGCCAGGAGCGTTTGCTCTTATTCCAAAAGCATTATCGTTAGAAATTTCCAAGATACCGGGGATTGTAAAGAGTGGTTTTTCCAAAGCGTCAGGAGTCATATCAGGCTTCGGAAAAGCACTTGGAAAAGGACTTGCAGGAAAAGCAAAATCGGCTGTAACAAGTTTAAAAGGACTGTCCAAGCCTGCTGATAAGGCAGCAAAGAGTATTTTAAAATTATCTAATATGTTCAAGCTGATGCTCATTCGCATGGCAATGCGCGCGGTTGTTCAGGGCGTAAAAGAGGGAATGCAAAATCTAGTACAGTATTCAGGAGACGCCAATCAAGCCATGTCAGAATTGACATCAAGTATGACATACGCCAAAAACAGTTTTGCGGCTGCTTTTGCACCGATTTTGTCTTTTGTAGTGCCAGCAATTACAGTGCTTATCAATGCCCTGGCTACAGCGGTAGGATATGTAAATCAATTTTTCTCCGCTTTAGGCGGGAAAGGTACGTTTGTCCGAGCTAAAAAAGTAAATCAGGATTATGCAGCCAGCCTGAAAAAGACTGGAGGCGCAGCAAAGCAGGCAGGAAAGGATGCGAAAAAGGCACTGGCCCCATTTGATGATCTGGTACAGATCCAAAGAGAAGGGGCGGATGACTCCTCTGGTGGATCAAGTGGAGGTATAGATCCCTCACAGATGTTTGAAACTGTAGCAATCGATCAGGGAATCAGTGATTTTGCAAATAAGCTGAAAGAACTGTGGCAGGCCGGAGACTGGGAAGGTATTGGACAGCTGATCGGCCAGAAGATCAATGATTCAGTCCAGAAGTTTACGGACTATATAAGCTGGGACAATGTAGGCGCTAAGATCACAGCATTTGTGACCGCATTTACTACGCTGTTTAACAGCCTGGTCGCAAATATTGATTGGTATTCGATCGGTATCATGATGGGTACAGGTATCAATACGTTAGCAAATACCTTATATCTGCTTCTTACTCAGATTGACTGGCTTATGCTGGGATCAGCTCTAGCAACGGGGCTTAATGGTATGGTCGCTACGATTGACTGGAATTTATTCGGAGCCACTCTGGGAGCATTTTTCCAAGCAAAAATTTCAGGTCTGTATGGTTTTGTGGATACCGCTGACTGGCCTTTGATCGGACAGGCTATTGGAAATGGACTTAACGGAACCATATCACAAATTGACTGGGGAATGCTTGGGCTGCTATTTGCCACAGGATTGGGCGGATTATTTTCTGTTGCCGGAAATTTTGCTCAGACGTTTGACTGGACAGGATTCGGTAATTCAATCGCCTTGAGCCTAAGTACGTTTTTCCAGACATTTGATTGGGCCGGATCTGGTACAGCCATCAGCGATATAGTAATTGGAATTTTGGATGCGCTCCTTACTGTAATTATTCAAACAGATTGGTGGGCTTTTGGTGATGGCATTGCAACCGCAATAGAACATATTGACTGGACAACAGTGGCTAACCGTTTTTTTGCGGTTATTGGGGCTGCACTGGGTGGATTTGCTGCTTTCCTGGGCGGATTGCTTTCTGATGGTGTAGAAGAGGCTAAAAATTACTTCCAGGAAAAAATAAAGGAATGTGGAGGAAATGTGGTAGATGGTATCCTTATGGGAATTGTGGATGGAATGAAATCTATCGGTACATGGATAAAGGCTAATATTTTCACTCCATTCATGAATGCATTTAAGGATGCATTCGGAATCCACAGCCCTTCTACTGTGATGGCAGAAATGGGTCAGTATCTCTGGGATGGATTCTGTAACGGTATTAAAGAGTTTTTCTCAAATCCCGGAGCATTTATTAAGGCAAACATTACGGATCCATTTGTGAACGGCTTGAAGAGCCTTCTCGGAATCCATAGCCCGTCTACTGTTCTGGCAGGGATTGGCTCCTACACAGTGCAGGGATTTAACCAGGGCGTGACGAGCGAACAGACTGCTTCCCAGAATGTGGTACAGTCATGGGCTTCTGGCGTGGCAAACTGGTTCTCAGAAAAGTTTGGAATAGGAACAGGGGATTCCGTAGAATCCAAGAAGTGGGCCAATAGCATTATGTCAGGATTTAACAATACTGTAAGGAAGAATTATACCCAGTCCCAGACGGTAATGGAAACATGGGCCGAAAACGTAAGGAAGTGGTTCGTGGGTGTTGACGAAAACCAGGGAGTAAATGAGCTTTCCTGGACGAAATTCGCAGACCTTATTATCCAGGCATTTAAAGCCAAAATAGAAGGTAGCCATTCCGAAACTCAGGGGCCTGTAGAAACGTGGGCCAGAAATGTCAGGGAATGGTTCTGGGGAGACAGTGATCCTCAGGGAACTGGCGGAATGTATGCAGCATTCTACGACATGGCAAAGCGGATCAACGAGGGCTTTGCAAATGGTATCAGCGATTTTGCATATATGGCAAAGGATGCGATCCGGAAGTGGGCGGCTGAGGCAATGGAAGAAGCTGAGGAAGAGTTTGACATCAATTCTCCCTCAAGAGAGTTTTACAACATTGCAGAGTATGTGGTCCGTGGATTCAACAATGGTATTGCTGATATGGCAAGATCGTCCCGTAGTATTGTGCAGGACTGGCTGGATGGTGTTATGGATGTATTTGACGGCGTACAGATCCGTCTTCCTATAGGGATTGATATCCCTAATGCGGCAGCATATCTTCCTAAGATGGCAAGAGGGAGTATTGTTCCGCCACGGGCTGGAGATATGGCCGCGTCTATGCGGAGCCGATCTTATGCGGAGGAAGAATTATTGTCTAATCTGATTGCAAGGCTCGATACTTTGCTTAGCCAGCAACAGGGAGACCGCAGCCAGCCAATCCAGATCGTATTAAATCTGACCGGAAGTATGGCGGCACTGGCAAGAGCATTAAAGCCAGAGCTTGACCGTGAGGCGGCGCGTAGAGGCGTAAGCCTGGTAGTGATAGGAGGAACCTGATGGCGGACAGTGTATTTTTAATGGATGGCAGAGCGTATAACGTGGAAGTGGAGTCTGATTCTCTGGAACGGAGTTTTGCAGTGACAGACACAGATCAGTCAGGGCGTACCATGGACTACACTATGGAGCGTGATGTAATTGGCACGTTTTATAATTATGCTATGAAGGTATACCCAAAAGATGGGGATACAGCCTCCTACGATGCATTTTATGACGCTGTTTCAGATCCTAATAGGGACAGCCATGAAATGACGTTCCCATATGGACAGGAGACATTAACCTTTCGTGCTTACGTCACCCAGGGCAAGGACAAGCTCCGTATCCGGAACGGGAAGAACCTGTGGGGCATGGATGGCCTGTCATTGAATTTCACGGCAATGGAACCGCAGAGGAGGCGATAGGAAATGAAATGGGATATCAGGGTGGAGAGCAATGGGCAGCAGCCATATGCGTCAGTCGAGGATCTTGCAAATATGGAGCAGCAGCTCCCACCTTATGCTCTGTGCCTTCCGAGGTATGCAAAAATGGACAGCAACTATCCTAATGCCCCAGACCAGATAGAAAAGGGGCTGTATGGTTACATCAGTACAGCCCTTAGCGGCCAAGATGGAAGGTTTGAAAATCCTCCGGTAATCACGGTGACATTTGACCGTCTAAAGACAAGTAATGGTATATATCTGGTTTTTAACCGATTAAGTGGCGACTATGCATCCAGTATTCAGATCCGATGGAATAAGGACGGGGAGCTGGTGCATGAGCAGAATTTTGAGCCGGACGGGACAGAGTATTTCTGTCGAGCCAAAGTGCCGCTGTTCAATCAGATCGCAATTACATTCCTTAAAAGCAGTAGGCCCTATCGTTATCTATGGCTAGCTGTTATTAAAAACCAGAGGATGACGGATGCAGGCGGCTTGAAAATCGTTTATGACGATATCGCTCTGGGAGCAGCAGAGAATAATACAGCAGAGACACCGGACAAGGATTATTATGTAAATTTGCAGGATTTGAAAGAAGGGGTTGAGTTTCCGGATTATGCACTGTGCCTGCCGCGTTATGCAAAGATGGACGGAGGTTATTCCAACGCTCCGGATCAGCTGGAAGAGATGGGGTATGTAAGCGACAGTATATCCGGCCCTGATGGTGCATTTGCAGTACCGCCTGCAATCACATTTTCTTTCAGCCAGAATTATTCCAGCGTTGGGGTTACGCTGAGATTCAACGATTATACAGAAGACCGGTGCAGCCGGATCAATATAAAATGGTATCGTGATGAGGAACTGTTAAAGGACCAGGATTACGAACCGGACAGTTATAATTATTTCTGTTACGGAGTAGTGGATTATTACAATAAAGTAGTCATTACGTTTTTGGAAACCAGCAAGCCATATCGTAATGTGTTTTTGACTCATATTATATGGGGGCTGATCCGGGTATTTAAGGATGATGAAATAGAGGACATTAACTGCCTGATGGAACTCAATTCAATCTCTGAAGAGGTCAGCATAAATACGATGGATTACACGATCCGAAGTAAAACAGAGTATGCGTTTGAGTTCCAGAAAAAGCAGAAACAGACCCTGTATTTTGACGAGGCGATTCTGGGGATTTATTACCTTAAGGACGGAAAACAGATCGGGGAAAAACGGTACTCAGTGGAGACACAGGATGCGGTCGGGATTTTGGATAACAATCCGTTTATGGGTGGAATCTATGAAAATATGTTGGTGTCTGAGATTTTGGACAATATTATGGAAGGTGAAGGCATTGCATATTTTTTAGATGATGCCTATAAGGAGACCAGAATAAGCGGATATTTACCCGTTACCAGTAAACGCAGCGCCCTGCAGCAGCTTGCGTTTGCGATTGGTGCTCTGGTAGATACAAGCTATGACCGCCAGCTGTATGTATACCCGGAGCAGACAGAGGTGACGGCAGAATTTACTGGACGTGATATCTTTCTGGGTCTCACTGTGGATCACAGTGAAATGGTGACGGGAATCCGGCTGTATGCACACAGCTATATACCGAGCCAGGAGTCAGCAGAGCTGTATAAGGGAAGCTTAACAGGAGAAACTAAGCTGGAGTTTTCCGAACCGTACCACAGTCTGTCGATCACAGGCGGTACTATAGGAAAGCACGGGGCCAATTATGCATATATCACTTCTAATGGCGGAGAGGTTGTCTTGACGGGGCTTAGATATAACCACAATACGATCACTCTTTTAAAAGAGAACCCTAAGATTACCCAGAATAAAAATATTGCCGAGGTAAAAGAAGCAACCCTTGTCACCATGGAAAATGCGCAGGCGGTATTAAACAGGGTATATGATTACTACAGCAATAATGAGAGTGTCAGCTTCCGGGCAGTTATCAACGATCAGGAACTTGGAAATCGTGTTCGGGTAACAACAGGATTTAAAGGCACAATGGAGGGAATGATCCGGAAACTGGATATGAAATTTTCACGGAGAAAAATCACAGCGGAGGTGACAGTGGGATGAGTACAGTGCTGGATACACTGATTACAGACCGGACCAGTGCAGACCTTGCAGCAGATCTGGATAAGGTCTATGCAGATTATATCTGCCTTAACCGGGTAGAGCAGGCCTGTGCTCTTCTGGCACAGCGGTTTGGCGTAGATATAAAAACCAAGGAATGGAAGATGGAGGACTACCGTACAGATACAGAAATGGCCCGACTGCTCGAAAATATCAAAAAGGTGAGAACGGCATATTTTGTAAAGTCCAGCACCCCGCCAACTCCGGTAAAGATCACATATGATAACATCTACCAGGCCAATGATATTGAGCAGATATTAAAGGATCTGGGAGATATGTATGACAGTATGATATCGGGGCAGAGGCGGTTAAGCTTTCATCTGGGGCGGAAGATGTTGGGAAACAGGAGGTAAGACATGGCATTAAAAACAGATTTCAAGGATGATATTTTTGAGGGAAACAGGAAGTATAAGCTGTCCCAGGACGGTACGGGAAACACTGAGATTCAGGACGTGACGGTCTATAGCCAGGAAGGCGACCTGTTCACAGCTGAACATATTAACGCCACCAACGAGGTAGTAAACGGTCTGTCAGAGGATATGGTAGACCTAAAAAAATCTGTCAGTGATGGAAAAGCACAGGTTGCCGCAGCCATCACTGCGAAACGGGTACCTACAGCGGCAACCGCAACATTCGGGGAGATGGCGGCCAATATCGGAAAGATTATCCTGGGAAGCGGCAATGCGGTGCCGTCGGATGTTTTGGCAGACAAGACATTTACGAATAATGACGGGGTAGAGTATACCGGCACCATGCCCAACCGTGGCGATTACAACGGCTGGGGCAACAGCAAAGGGAATGATGCAGGCAATCAGCGGATGTGGGTCAAGGTGCCTCACGGATATTACAATGAGAACGCCAATGTGTTCCTGTCATGGGCCGATATCCGTAATATGGCAGGGATTACGCCGGAGAGGATCAAAAAGAATGAGTCGATAATGGGTATTATCGGAAGTTTTCAAGGTTGGGTTGGTGACGCAGGCGATCTATATATTAATGGTGCGAATAACGCAGGTTTTACCCCGAATAGTAGCTGTGGTTTTCTTCAGGATCGAATAACCTTATCCGGTACACCGCTTCTCAAAGCAACACGAAGTTATACCATAACAACTTCTCAGAGATTATATGTACAGGGAGGTGGTATAAGTGGTAGTTTCGGAGCTGGTCAATCTGGCAGTAAGTATATTACTTTAAGTGACCCCAACAGCGGCACTATTGATTCAATAAAAATTGGCGATGGTGAAGTGTCAGAAAGAGGATTTTCATTCACCATAGGTAGAAATGTAACATTTGCACCGCAAATCTCGTTTCCCTATGCCTCCAATGGCTGGAGAGGTTATATCACTCGTATTTATATAGCTTAATTTATTCCAATCTAATGCGGGTAATATATGTCCCCTTGGCAATATAACCAATACTGATATAATATTTATTGGCTTCAAAAGTAGTGAGTTGTGAAATGTCAAGTTGAAAATTTCCAATAGAGGCTCCATATCCTCCATCCCACTTAACTTTTGCAATCTCCTCATCACTATTATACGTCTTATATCGACAAAGACTGATCCATGACGGAGGGATGCCATTATCAGGATCATTTTTCCAATATCTAAGAAATTGTCCTTCAAAAATCAACTTACTATAACTTCGTACATCAATCGTGTTTGGGAAAACAATAGCTCTATGGTTCCATGTTGAGTAGTCGCCTTTCATAAGTAGTCTGGTATTCTCTTGCGCAAACAAGTTGATTTGCAATCCCCCAACATTTACACCGTTATAATATAGATCCTGAGGCGTTGGTACCCACCCTTCAAAACTTCCGATAATACCCATTATCGCGACTATTGCGAAAGGAGATGATAAAAATGATTACAAAATCAGTAAAGGAGCCAGACGATGGATGAATTAACAAAAGCAGAGCTGGCCCGCATCCGTGACGAGGATCAGCGCCAGAACCGGCGCATTGAGCTGCTGGAGGACATGAGTAAGGTGATCCAGGATCTGGTGCTGTCCATCCATGGCCTTGCAAAAGATATGGAGCAGATGCTCCAGGAACAGAAAGAGCAGGGGAAGCGCTTGGACAACCAGAGTAAGCGTCTGGACGCCCTGGAACGGGAACCGGGCAACACCTACAAGGACATTAAAAAAACAGTAATCACAGCGATAGTAAGCGCGCTTGCCGGATCACTGGCAACCGGGCTTATTTTAATTTTGTCGCAGGCTATCCATTGAGAGGAGGTGAGGAACTATGCTTAAGAACTGTGTATTTAGGGCCGACGTGGATACCCGTCAGTGGATCCATGCGGCAGGCAGGAGAGCCATCAAGACCATGGCGCAGACATTTGTCGCCACCATCGGCTCGGCAGCGGTCATGGGTGAGGTCAACTGGCCTATGGTAG